AACGGAGTATACGGTTCCATCAACTTGTTTTTGTATGGCACCATCAGCAAGGCGAACTAATTCAATAAAATTGTCATCGTCACCTAATGTTAGAGGACGAGTTTCTAAAGATAAACTAATTAAATATCGGTCGGCTCCAGGAGCTTGGTAGTTTGTGGCACTTAATGCTGGATCCAGCAAAGTGGTGTCATCATTGGAGTCAATAATTGTTTCTGTGGCATTTAAACCTACTCTCAAAGAAGGATTTTCGTTGTATTTGGAAAGAATAACTGTATCTTCCGATGCGGTTACAAAATTACCTTTTACATAAAAAATACCTCTTGTTATAGAAGCAATTGATCCTTTTCCTGTAGATTCATTACCAACAGATGATGTGATAATAGTTGCAATGTAATTTGATCCGTTCAAATAGATGGTATCACCGCTAGCAAATTTATTGCCAGTGATATATGTTACCATCAACGTTGGTGGATCACCATCAACTCCAATAGAAGTTGATGTGGCTTCTGCAAAAGCAATTACCTTTGCAACAACCGAACCATCTTGGCTATAAATTGTTCCGTTTTCAAACGTTGCCGCTATTGTGGTTAGTCCAGCTGGAGTGGTTGAATTTAACTTTATAAAATAAACATTTTGATTGACCGTTACTTTACCACCAGAAACAGGAGTGTTTTGAGCAAAGATTGCATCAGCAAAACTTGTGATTTGATTTTGTAGAATGGTTTGAGATTGTGTTAGTTCACGAGCCTGAACAGAATATCCTGGCTTAAAAAGAATTCGATGGTAGTTTTTAGTTACATCAAAATCATCATAATACGGATCTACGTTAAAATTAAGTGCCATTTTTTCTTTCCATTAAAATCTTAACACAACACGGAATTGTTCAGTAGCATCTCCACTACGTTCAACTCCTGTTCTATTTTCTATATAAGTGATATATCCAGAATATATGATAAAATCAGGATCAGTTACTTGTAGTAACGTCCTAATAATAGACTGAACTGTTGTTGTTCCACTTTCTTGTATAAGAACTTCATTTGTAATCGGTGTTCCTGTTGTATTTATGACCTTTAATATATTGGTTGCTGGATTAAAGCTAACAACTTTTGCTTGAAAGGTTGCTCGTGCCAAAGATGGTCCTTGATATACCACTTGACCACTAGTATACGATCCTAATCCAGAAGAAACCAAAATACTTGTCGTTACATCATACACAGTTTCGGTTGCATATGGTATGAGTTTTCCTTGATTGCTTTTTGAATATGGATCCAATATCATACCTAATTGCCTGTAGGTAATATCGGTTGGTATTAATCCACCTTCACTACCATTAAATTCTAAAGCCGTCATGACATGACTACACCCTAATTCTGATATAGGATCGAATCCGTGACCTCCTACAGGCGACACAGGACTGATCGCAGTAGCAACTACATTGGGTGTTGGATAACCTGCCTCCGTTGTTATTACCGTTTCGGCATAAGTGTATCCTTGGCCAGTATTTGCCATAACAATGTCGGTTATATAGCCAGCTGCATTAACACTAGCCGTAGCATTTGCAAATTGGCCATCACCATTAATGGTAATTTTTACGCCACCAGAAAAATAACCACGACCAGTATTCGTGATGTTAATAACTGAAACATCACCATGTGTGGCAAATGTTTCAACTGGATTTGGAATGTTTTGTCCAATTCCAACCACAGGCATCCAGTTTGTATCTAAGAATTTTTGTTTTTGGCCAATGTTGATTGTATATAAAAATTTCCACTTATAACCATCTGCTGTTTTTACCAAGAATGATTTGTCAAATGTACCAGGTAAAAACTCAGGCTCAATAGTCGATTGTGATCCGTTAGCATTTCCTAAACATTTGAACACCTGATCAAAACGATTTCGTACATAGAAATTTTTTGTTAGTATACCATTTGCATCAACCGTAAACATATCCTCTGTATCGGAATATTCATCATATACTACACCAGTTTTCCAATCTCGCCTTGGTATTACCGGAGAAATATCAGATGATGTTACCTTTTTGGCAGCAATAATATTTTTGAATACTTGCTTTAGAGAATATTGATCCTGTGTTGGTGTGGGTGGTTCTTCTTCATCTGGCCATGGATCCACTTGGCCAATAAACGCATATAGAGCATTCTGTAATGTGTTTGTGGCATTGGAAGTGGTTGCAGGAGCATAATAATATTGTAGTACCTCATATATTTTACTGCCGTATATGAGTTGAGATGAGTTTGCTGTAAAATTTGCCATGATTTATTTATTAAGCTGATTGGACTGCTACAAATGTATTTGCTAAATCACCATCAATACTGAAGTATTTTAGATATGCAGAACTGGTTGAAGCCATTGTAAACGTGGAGGAATTTTCACTTGAATTGGTTGCTGAACACCCATGTGTAATGGTTCTTGTAGATCCGCTGGTATTAACTAACCAAACTTCAACCACTTTACCATGTACAAAATTTGTAAGTGTAAATGTTAAGTCGGCTGCTAAGTTGGCTTTGATAATTACATCACTTGAAAAATCAATTGTAATGGCCGTTTGATTACCCACAGGTAGTCTAGGGGTATAAATGAATCCTTTTTGTGGATTAACTGTACCAGTAAAATATACAGAATTGGCATCAAATGAAGCAATTTCATTAACAACATTTGAACCCGTTGGCGTATTCCAGAATCTTATTCTAGAACCACGATTTGTGTCCGAATGATTTTCAGTAGCAACAAAATCGATTCTTGCATCACCAAATGGTGCATATCCTGTAGTACCATATGAGTTACCAGCAATACGCAACAGTATATCATTGTTCTGTGTCGCTGTTGGTGCATCTACTGTACCTCTGGCGGCTCTACCAGCAATAATAGGATATGCTGTATTTGATGCACCAAAAGAATCAATCAACACTCTAGCTGGTGTGTTTGCTTTGCTAGTCAGTTGCATTAATGTGCCAGCTTGTGTTGGAGTTTGTGAACTTCCTGATGCTGTGATTCTAAAGGCAGCTTCTGTTGCCAAAAAGTTTGTATTGGCTAAAACAACAGTACCATTAGTAGTTAAATTACCAACCACATCTACATTTCCTGGTGTTGTCAGAATTCCATTTTCATTAAATGTCCAAACTTTTAATGTGGGGGTTGTATTGCCTGCCGTTAAGATCACTTTGGCAAGATTGTCTCCACCACCTTGGCTGACCCCTACGGCCGCATACTTAGTGTCCGCATCATGATCCACACTCCAGGCCAATGCCGCAGAACCATTAGCACCTTGCCCTTGAATACTAAAAGCTTTTCCTGAGTCTGCAATTAATCTAGGAAACTGAACATCGTTTCCGCTGTAATCAATAGTTATATTGGTTGGGAATGTTGTAGTACCATTTTGGCCAAAACTCCAAGTGTATGTATTTGCTTCCAATGTCAATGTGTTTGCTGTCGAAACCATGAAAGAAGTTGGACTTGCAGAAGGATTATATCCAATTTCAGTATTGTCCGGGAATACAATATAATTTGGAACAGTTAAATTTCCATCTGTTCCAAATTGGAATTGTTTCTGAGTTCCGCCATTGTCAGTTTGTATTTGTATACCAGCGTTTGAACCAATATAAAGATCATCAGTTGCTGAAATAGTTTGGCTACCATCAAACACCAAATCACCAGTAATGGTCAATGTACCACCAAATATACCTGTTGTATTGGCTAAAGCATTGTTTGCTTTGTCAAATGCAGCCCATGCATGATTATTTGCTGTAGTAATGTTGGTGTTTTGTGTTGTGTTAACTGCCTGTAGTATGGCAATATTGCTAGAGTTTGTGTTTGCAGCATCAAAAGCTGCCCAAGCTTGGTTGTTGGCAGTTGTTATATTGGTGTTCTGTGTTGTATTAACACCTTGCATTACTGTTATACTATTACTTTGTGTATTGGACTGTGCATAGATTGCTGCAGCATAAGTGTTTACATTAATGGCAAAATTGTATGCTGAGTTTGCTTCATTAAAAATGACTTGTGAATGTGCTGCTGTAACCGCTGCCGTGTTCTGTACGGTGTTATCAGCAAACTTAATAGGCCTCTTTAAAGATAAACCAACACCATCTTCAATTCTTGCAACTTCATTGACTTGTTTATGTCCACCAGTAAAGAAAACTAAATCAGTATTTGCAATCGCTGTACCAATCCACAAATTACCTTGTCTTTCACCAGCTGTACCGTGCATATACAAATAACCATCATTATTGGGTAGGTCAAATAAAGGATCAGCGTCCATATTTGAACCTTGAACACCCAAATCCAAATAATTATTTGAGTTGTCACCATCATCTGATGTTATAACAATGTCAGCAGAACCTTTTGAATTGATGTTTTGAAAGTTGACTTGTGAATAGATAGCATTGTTACTAATGAACTGTGCAATAGCATTTGGAAGTAAAAGGCCGGTGTTTGCAGTACCAACATTCAAAATATTATTGGCATATAGGCCTTGAGCCAGAACCGTGGTAGAAAACTGTGAAGTTGTATTGGTGGTTCTATCTACCACCACAAATACTGTGTTGGCATTGTTAGCCGATAACTGTGATAAAACTGGTAGTTGTGATATTTTTACTGTTGCCATTTTTTACCCTATGATTAGATAAGTTCCTTGTTCTGTGATGATTTCATTGTTGGCTTCTGTTGATAATAATGGATAATCATATACAAATACTTGACCGTATATGAATGCGGTTTGTGTATTAGCATTCTTGTTTACTGTTATTCTAGAATTACCTGATGGTCCAAATGAACTGTTGGCCACCGATATATTACCGTTGGCGAATACTCTGGTGACCGTATAATATGGTCCACCGTTTAACGAAACACTATCTCCAGCGTATATAATGTTATTGGCTGGTGTGGGTCTATCAAAATTACCATCGTATTGGCCTGTAACTGATGTTATATTTATGACGTTTGAGGAGGCATTTGCATATCCAAAGCCCACATTTGCAAAAGTTAAAAATACGTTGTCATCAATTGTCAATTCGTTATTCACATAATCAACATCAGTAATTAAAGAATATACTTTTACATTATTACTAGACTCAAACTTTATATAATCGTTAGCGAATATAGTATTACCAATGTTACCAGATATAACATTGTTAACTTTGATAATGTTGGTACTAATTATATCTGTGGCGGTGTTAACTTCTAAGGTTAAGTAAGCTGCTCCGCCGGCCACATATTCTAAAGTGTAACCTTTTTGGTGTCCTGTTTCTGTTCCAAGGTTAAAAGAATTGGAACTTCTTAGTAAATTTCTACCAATAAGGTTTGAACCAGCAGGATGTAAAAGGTTTAAAATTAAATCTTTATATGTTTTTAAAGCTTTTTCTACTGATAGAACATATGTATAGTTATTATAATCCAAGCTTTGCAACACTAGACCTAGTGAAGAAGGCTGACCATCTTCATTTAAATACACCCCTTGGCCAACAATTAATCCATTTAAAAATGATGCATTAGCTCTGGCGTTACCATCACCATATTTAATCATACTGGTACTCACACCAGCTTTATTGATTAATACTGGTTCGGGTCTAAAACTCAACTGTATTGTTGTATTACCATCTTCTCTATCTACATTTAAATTTAATACATCATTATAATTTCCTGAATAATCATAGGCTCTTAATCTGTAGATATCATTTTGTGTGTTTCCTGCTGGATCAAATGAGGTTCTAGTGAAAGAATAAACGTTTGCAGAATATGTTGCAGATAGATACGTATTGCCTTGATAGATAATATCACCTGGAACAATTGAATTTGTTCCTGATACATTGCTTATAGCAATATCTTGCACATTTAAATACACCTTTGGTGCAGAGGTGTAATCTTCACCAGGATTGGTAATATTAATAGTTGAAATTTGGCCAATACGGTCTGTTGTTGGAGATAAAATTGCACCATCTCCCATAATTCCTGGAATAACAAGACTTGCGTTTGATCCATATTCACTATTAATTATTACACTTGGCAAATCAGAGATTGTATATCCAAAACCTCCCAATGAGTAAGTTACGTTTGTGTTACCCTCAGAAAAAACATACGGTACTCTAATAATTGATCCTGCTGCGTTAACCACTATGTTTGCAAAGGCTCCTGAACCTAAACCACCTACAATACTAATTGTGTCATTGTTTCCGTAACCAGTACCAGCATTTCGTATTGAAATGGGTTGTAATATGCCAAGATTTTTTAAATCACTTTGTCCCACATCAGTAGAATATAATGAAGTCACCGTAACGTTTGGTGTTTTGGTGTATCCCGCACCTTGATTTGTAATCCTAATAGAACCTATTGGTCCAACAGTAAAAGAAGTAAAGGTAAATGCATCTATCAATCTAGAATTTGTGTTGGTTACACCTGGATTTGCAAATGTATTGTAAGTTTGTGCAAAAGTTGTGTTACCAATTACTATATTTGAAGCTATGCCTAAAGAATTGTTGATAACAAAAGCAACATTTGTTAACTTTTCACTGTCTAATAAATTAATTTCGGCTCGTGCTACAGCGTCTGCCGTTCCTAAAAAATTAACTGTTGAATTAGGAGGTAATTGATAACCGTTTGATCCATCAGTAACAACTATAGATGAAATACTACCTCTGGTTGTTTGACCAACAAAAGCTTCTGCACCAACTGGATCAGCAACATCAGGATTTAAACCACCAGAAATAATGACCGGATCACCTGGCTCATAAAATTGACCACGTTCTCTAGAGTTTATTCTAATTGATGAAATGACACCAATAATTTTACCTCTTAATATTACAGCATTTGCTGGTATGTTTACTCCTTGGTTTTGAACATAAACTTTACCATCAAGGAAATAAACATCTAAATTGTTGTTGTCAACTACACGAACAAATTCTCCAGAATTAAATAATCTTTGTATGTTTGAAATAAAAACTTCAGTTTTGGAACCAGTTACACTTGAGTAATCAATGGTTGCATATGATTTAGTTGTTTCTCCAAATATTCTTAAATTATTAATCAAAAGCCAATTTGGATTTAAAGAATCTATTCTTAAAGATTTTGTAATAACCCATTTACCATCTGAAGCTTTTAAAACTGTATCAGATGTGTTGAATATTTCGGCACTTGAGTTATATAAAGCTCTAAACAAAAACTTATAAGAATTTTCTGTTCCTTTAGTGTTGTATAATTCTTTTGATATTTTTAATAATTTTTTCTTATCCGCTAAAGCATCTTTTGGTATGTAAGGAAGAAAATCATTAATAAAATAATCAACAAATTCATCTAGTGTATTGTCAACATCAGAATAATTTAATAAATTCTTTGATGCATGTGTTACACCCTGATCAGTTGAAGTAACAATAGTGTTTGATGCATTTGCACTTTGAGTTGTTTCCATCCATTGATAATATGCTTCAACAAAAGAAACAAAATTTTGATAACTTGAATCATCCTGAATAAATTCAGGAAGTTGTTTAATAATTTGTAATGATGTTTTGTGATTATCTAAAATCATTTATTAATTACTTGCTGTAATGTTTATTTCAATTGCTGATTGATCAGTATTATCTAAAGTGATAATTTTATTCTTATCAGAAGAAACAATTGTTGAATTTGGTATCGCTTGTAGAGTTAATACACCTAAAGGATTATCAATTTGTGATGGATTAAAATCGGTTAATGTAACCACACCAGTTTGATAGTTTACTGTGCCAGCATTAACATTTAAAATTGTTTTAACTCCCTCACTATAATAATATGTTCTTAATGTTCCTCTGTTGCCGGCTAAAACAGCCAAAGCTGAACACATAGTTCCGTTACCATCAGCCGAAGTAATTTCAACTAAAGCTTGTGTGTAATCAATTCCAGGATTTACTATCGTAATGTTATTAACTTGGCCATTCACAACAGTTGCTCTTGCTGTTGCACCTGTACCATCACCCACAATTGTTACTATTGGATTGGATGTGTAACCAAATCCTGGATTAATGATAGTTATAGAATCTAAAAAAGTTGTTCCTGATGGTGTTTCTTCCAAATATGCAGTTCTAACTATGTTATTATTTTTTGTGTCAATTACTTGAAAAGTAGGACTAATGTTAATACTTTTTGAAAAGATATCTTTTTTTAATGCCGTACCAAAATTAAATGTGTATGATGTTGAATTAAGTAGGTTTGGTGCAAACCTTTTCTGTAATACTAATGATGCATCGTTGGTTATAAATGATTGATTAACAGATTGTACTGTGGTTATTAACGATGACAGTTGAAATGTTGAATTAAATTTATTTAGTGTGTTGGTTGCAAAGTTTTGAATAGAATTAAACACTTGTGTTTTTAATTGATCGGAAGTTAATGCTGTTAATTTTGGATTGTAATATATGTTTGATATAATTTTTAAATAGGTGTAATCAACGTCTATAATTTTTGGTTTAATTGTTAACACAGAAATAGGCTTAATAATTCTTTCTTCAATAATATTTTTTTGTGTTTGTGTTAAAATATATCCACCTTTTGGTTTTACGGCAATAAAAATAGTACCATAAACAGGAGGATCATTTTCTTCTCCACCCCAAACGTTAACAGCGTCTACTGGAAAAACACCAGCATTATTTTGTATCAAATAAATGTAATCTTCTTTTGTAACGGCACGACCTTGAGCAGAGTATGATTTGGGTGCCGTGTATTTAATTGATTCAATGGTTTCTTTCTCAGAACCTTGTGTTGTGGATGTAATGGATGTTATTGTGGTGTTGGAATATCCAGAAACAGCATCCATCAATACAAAATTGTTGGCACCAGTTGAACTTGTACCATTGGTTACAATATAAGAAACCGTCACAATGTTGCCGTCAGTAATTGATTTACCTAATATGCCGTCACCAAAATATATCTGATAGTAACCATTGATACCTTCTTGTAAAAAATATACACTAGATGCTTCATCTAAACTCAAATAATCTTCCGCTAAAGTATAAATTTCGTAAGCAGTATTTGAACCACTCTGTTGTACAGATACCGTTAATGTTGTTGTATCAACGTTTGTATCTGGTAAATCAAATATAGCTGTTGGATTTGCCGCAGAGTCATAAGTATAATTTAAATTAATTGGCTCACCTTGTTTAATTATTAGATTTGAAAACGTAACTGAATTGGAAACAGTATTTGTATTTAATGTAGTTGAATTAACTGTTACGAATTTATAATTTACACCATCAATTGCTTCGGACATAAACGAAGTAAATTTTGGTAGTGTTAAAGAAGAATCGGTTACTTGATTAAAAGTAATATCAATGGTGGCTGACGGTGCCGATGCTGATTTTGGTGTATAATTTAATAGTTTTGCATGAGAAACAACAGAGGACCTCTGTAATGCTGAATCCAAAAACATTTCATTGGCAACCATATTTAAGTAATAGGCATTATATTGTGTGTTATAAGCAAGAATATCCAATAGTGTAGAGAGTGCAGATCCTTCATAGTTGTAATCTTGTAATGTGTTTTGTGATTGTAAAAACTTTTTAAGATTAGTTTTAATTGTATTAAAATCTAAATCGGTAATCTGAATATTGGATTTATTTCCAGCCATTTTATCTATTTCTCTCTAGAAGTAATGTTACTGATGTTGGTAGTGTTGCATTTTCAATGTAAAAACTAATTGTAATATCATAAGCATTTTTGTCAGGATATGGTACAATCGTTATTTCTTTTAACTTTGCTCTTTTTTCATAGTTCTTAATAATTAACTCAACCTCTCTCTCTAAGGTTGTGGCGGTTACAGGAGATACGGGTTCAAATAATATTGCATGAATATTGGATCCTATGTCAGGATTGAAAGGCCTTTCATAATGCTTTGTTAGTAGTAGATTACGAATAGAACGAACAACAGCCAATTCATCGTAACTAAGAGCAACGTCACCAATTACCGGCTTTTTGGTAAAAGTGAAATCGATGTCGGAGTATATCTTTGTTAGGTTTGCCATCTTTTATTTATTACGCTTCTTGGAGTAAATGCGCTTTTTGGAACTTTGAAAGCGCTGAAAATAATTCTTGGGCCGGAATGCAAAAATTCGAAATTTTGGAATTATGATATCCATACACACGCTTGTTGCGTATAAGATGGTTGATAACGAATTCTTATAACACCTTGCTTGCCATTATCTGCAAATTTAGTAACTTCAGCTGGATTAATACCACCCGTCACTGAAAAAAAATTACTCCATACAATATAATTATTAACTAACGTCATGCCTTGGCCTCCTTGGCCAGGTTCAAAATTAAACTGGCGGGCCAACTCTGGCCAATTATCCAAAGTTTGAAATGAACGTGTATTAGTAGATACCACTTGCAAATCACCAATAGTAAAATCATCAGGAATATATCTTCGAGATTGGCCGTCTATTGTAACTAAATTACTATATGATCCAATTGGCCAATTGTTAAAATTTAAAGTTCCGCCTATATGACTATAAAGTTTTGGAAAATCAATATATTCCAAAAGATATCTTCCACCATAAACACTCATGTAATTTCCAAAAGTTGTTTGCTGACCAGGCCGACCCGTCACCGATAAAATACTATTAATATCAAATTGATTTGATGGCATATTAAATCGATATGAATCAGCAGCTAAACCTCCTTGGCCCACGATGAGATTGATTAACTGCTTAGGTTGTAATATGGTAACATTTTCAACCCTCGCATATCCTCCACTTGCTCCAGCACGACTGTAGTTGCGCCATTGCCTAATTTGATTAGGATATGTATCTTTAGCTATAGCATTTCCACCACCTCCACCACCACCAACAATTTCGATAATATTAGTAG